GCTAATAGTTCTAAAGCAGTTGACGATACATTCAAAAATTTAAATAGATACGCTTAAAAAAAGGGATGCCGATTACTCGACACCCCTTAAAGTTAGAAAGCGAGAGAGAAAAGATTAATCTTCTTCCGCCAATTTACTAAAATAAGACAAAGTATCATCTTCATCATCACTTGTCGGAGAAGATTTAACTTCCTGACTTTTCACAACTGTTTCAGTTTCTTTCGGTGGGAGGTCCGTTTTATCAACTGTCGTTGTGTTTTGTGTTCCTGAAATTACCCTAATCAGTTTCTCTTTGAGTTCGTCATAGGTCTTAAAATTACTAGGATCAACAAAAGGTTTTAGAGCATACTGTTTCGCCCATATTGCTTTGATAGAATTATCATCTTCAGCAACTTGTGAAACAGACTCAAACTCAGATTTATCATAGTTCCAATAGCCATCAACTTTTCTAATTTTTAGTTTAAAGTTAGCACCTTTCCAAAAATCAAATGGGTTGATAGGTTTCTCATCTTCAAACGCTGGGTTCATAGTTTCAGCTATCTTATCAAATATCTTTTTACCGAATTTGAATAACTTAACTTGACCTTCGTTTTCTGGATGTTTAGGATCACTCACTACTAATATATTTGAATAGTAAGATAGTTTTCTTTTTCTTTTTCTAGCGATTTCTTTATCACTATCAACACCTGTATTCCACAATCTAGTGTTCTCTTCACTAACAGGATCTTTTTGATTTAGTGTTGTTAAAGAGTTCTCAATATACCAGCCACCTTTGTCTTGGAAAGCATGAGACCATACTCTTTGCCAAGGCATTTCTTCACCTTCAGCAGCAGGTAAAAATCTAATAACAGCATAGCCATTACCAGTTTTATCTAACTCTGGTTTCCAAAGTCTATCGTCTTGGTATTTGTTCTTACTATCTTTTTCTTCGGGATTAGCATTTGCCTCTAATGCCTTTGTGAGTTTATCAAAATTTGAGGCGGATGATTTTAATGTTTCAAAATCCATAATCGTATTCTCCTTGTATTAATCGTATTATTGTTTTTGTGTTACCTGTATAATCGGTATCATTATTATTTATAAGACTTTTCACGTTGCTTTACCCATTTTTTTAACTCATTTGGGCTAGGCTTTGGCAAAGACTTCTTAATTCTATACTCTTTATATCGTTCACACCAATTGACAATCTTATCTAATAACCTGTATATAAAACTATCAAACATATGAGTATCAATATAACATATTTCTATGCCAAAGTCAAGCGCCTTTTGAGTTCGTTGAAGTCAATATAGTCTAAATTTTTGACCGTACCGTCCCACTCTAAGACCTTCTTATTTACATCATCTTTGACATATATTTCGTTAGGTTTGTCTTCTACCACTTCGTTTACCTTATAAAATTTTGTATCTGTAAACTCTCTAAACAGTTTCTTCCATTGATCTATCCAGTTTACTGAGGGTATAGCACTCTGTTGTGCTGGGGCATAACACTTTGTACCTTTGTATAAGTTGTTTAATTTACCATCTTTACTATTAAGGTCATGTCCTATCATGTATAATTCGTCTGGTTGTTCTTTTAATAAAGCAATTAAACCACTAGTTGCCCCACAAGCCCAACCTCTATCTTTAGGTTTTATAATATCAGTAAGATCATGTGCCTTATCATCATCCCTTACCCATGTTACATAAATTCCTGTGTGATCTATTTCTTTATTTTGTTTTTTACCATTAACTAATATGTTAATTTTACCTGTTAAGTTTATACCATGAAAAACATAATGAGTTTCATCTTTTCTATTATCAGGTAAGTATGTACCATACTTTTCTAAATTCTTTTTAATAACTTCTTTATCAGTTGTGCCATGTACAGTCATATCAAAAGTCATAGCAGGCAATCTACTAAAACCTCTAAAGTAGCATTCATTTTCATAAGCATAACCACTTCGGTATATTTCATGTGTTATACCGTGATCTACACCTACTAAAACATCTGGTGTAAAATCTCTGTAAATGGCATTACAACCATATATTTTACCATGAGGTCTTAATTGTTCTAAATTAAAACCTTTTCTACTTTCACCGTTACCTATACAAAATACTCTTTTCATGCTATTATATCATTGTACTTTTCAGCACTACCTAAATTTCCTTTCAACCAATAACTAGTTACAATTGCTATTCTTTCATTATCTGTATCATGTGTCTTTGATGTATGAGCAATATGACCAGGAAAAAATGTAATTGTGCCTTGTTTAAGTGGTACATTCCAAGACTTTGAATTAAATATATTTTGTTCTTTTATTTTATACTCTATCAGAGCAGGTTGTTGTAAAGGACTTTTATCTATAATCCATTGTAGTTCGCCTGTGTCTATCTTAGCGTAAAGCACACTATTGATTATTGTATTTGGGTGTATATGTACAGGATGAAAGTCACCTTTTTGTTGTAAAGAAGACCAACTATTACACATATAAAATTTATTCTCTACTTGTAATATGTTATCTACAAAATTATTAAAGTGTTTTGATATAAAATCTTTAATTGTTTTTAAACTCTCTATATCTAATATGTGTGTATCTTCAGAAAGTTTTGTGTTATTCTCACCATGGGTTCTATACTTTAAATTTTTAATTGTTTTTAACTGATTTGATTCTAATTTAAAATCAGTTTCTACAATATGAATAGGTGTAGCATTGAAAGGTATAGTATGACTAGCCATAATAATAATTTAAAATACCCATTGAATAAATTGCTAATGATATTGAATTTAATACTATTAAAGCTCTATCGTGCCATAACATTCCTACTACTAACCAACCTACAAAACCTATGTTAGCTATAAACATATTTAAAGGAAATAATTCAACTGCTGTAAACATCATAGCAAAAATTAGTGTTATACTACTTGCCCATTTAATATACCAAGATAAGTCATATCTAGGTGTAACTTTCTTAAAAACTCTGGTTGAGTTTAATTTAGAAATTTTATCGTCTAATTTTTCTTTTAAAGGTTCAATTGTCATTTGAAAAAACTTCTTTTACTATTAGTTTACATTCTGTTTTATTATATTTCATAAATCCTCTTAACTTGGTAATCGTAGATGAGATTTTAGGCCATACAACTTTCTCGGCAATCTCTTTATCCCAATTCTTGTTAAACGATAAGATTTCGTTAAGAACAACGATGGTTTGGATAGACGTTTTCTTTTGAAGTAGTAAGCGTAAAAGTCTTGGATGTTGTCCATTAAGTACATTGAAGACATCATCAAAGCGAATATTATCAGCATTGATAACATCATTAATGTGTAAAAGATCATTCCTAAAATGGTATCTAAAAGACTCTTTACGTTTCTTATAGTCCAAGTAAATGTCCTGACCATCATTCCGTAAAAGACTTCCAACCCATTTCTTTTCATCTTTAATAAAATTAGATACAAAAAAATCTAATATTTCCTCTTGTTTATATTTGACACTTAATTTATGAAAAAAGTATCTGTCATTTCTTTTTGTAAAGGTATCTAGTTTACAGTTTACCTTACCATCATATTTATGATAGTCATAATTCTTTGAGGTAAAATGTAGTTTTACAGCAAGATAAGTCTTATATACATCAAAACCACCATACATACTATTGGCTCTTAAAATGTTTTATCAAATATTCTTTTATATAATCCATGTACTTAGGATCACATCTATTTAAACCATTGTTTTCAAATCTAGTATTAATAACTATGTTATCAGGATAATAATCTTTTGTGTTATCTATTCTATCTACACTAGGTGCCAGAGGAAAGTGTGTTCTAAAAACATCATTCACATCAATAGGTATTTGTAAGAAGTCAGATAATCCATTTTGTTTTTCAAATTGATGTTGTATATCGTGTTCATCAATAGCAACTTCTTTTACTCGTCTCATTACTTGACCTGATTCACTAAACGTTTTACTACTTACATATTGAGTACCTTTTACATTCTCTAATATTTTTTTAAAAGGATTTTTCAACTTACTCATACAGGCAATTTACCACTAGGTTTTTCTTTTAATAATCTTAGATCAACTGCTTCTAATTTAATTTTTTCTTTCAATGCTTTTGAAATCATTGGTTTTGTAGTAGATGGATCTATTTCGTTTTCTTCACAATATAGTAGTACGGCTTCCATATATGTACATCTTCTTTCTTTAACTAGTCCTTCAATCTTTAGACTAAATTCTTTACTATTCATATTTTACTTTCTTCAAACAACTCCGTGCCATAGACAGGTTGATTGATAAATGATTTTAGTTTATCTGTCATTTCAAATCGTACTAGTTCAACATCTTCACTAAAATTAAATTTAACTAATTCTAAATCTTTCTTAAACACCATTATATCATTTTTTACAGAAAAATCAAGTGTGGTTGGGTCAAAGACAGTAGATATATCTTTACCTGTAAATTCAATATCAAACATATTTGATTCTAAATCTAATATGATATTGTCTTCACAATGAAACATAAAATTAAGACCGTATCTTACTGTTTTAGGTGTAGGTAAAAAAGAATATATGTAATTTTTAGATAGATAACTTATATTGTTATCTTCTATTTGTATTTTTGTTGTTATAGGATTAGTAAATGAGTATGATTTATCTGATAGTTTTATTGGGTCTTCATATAATATATTCCAATCAGTTCTATCGTCTTCAAAATATGGTGCCCAATAAACTTTTTTCATAATATTGGGCGGGTACTAACGCTAGCGTTCGCCGCCCACTCTTATTTATCAAATATTATTTGATTGATTAAGAGACTGTAAATATTTCATTACGTTTTCAGGTGATGATTCGCCATAAGGGTCTTCAGGTGTGTCATCTGTTTTACCTGGTTCAACAAATAGTTTTTCAACTACGCCATCATTTATGACAGCAGCATATCTCCATGATCTATCGCCGAAACATTTATCTCTTTTAGAACATAACATACCTGCTTGTGATGTAAATTCACCATTGCCATCAGGTATTACTTTTACGTTCTCTAATTTTTGATTTTCTGCCCAAGCATTCATTACAAATGAATCGTTTACACTCATACAATACACTTCTTCTATACCGTATTTTGTAAATTCTTTTGAGTTCTCTTCAAACCCTGGTAATTGTTTTGATGAGCATGTTGGTGTAAAAGCACCAGGTAGAGAAAATAGTATTACTTTCTTACCTTTAAAATACATATCTGTATTAGTATCAATCCACCCACCTAAATGTCTTTCTCTAAAATTAACACTAGGAATTTTTTCACCTTCTTTTAACATTATCACTCCTTATATTATGTATTAATGCCTAATTTATCTAGTAAGTATGGATTCATATTTAAATCAAACGTTCTAAATAAAATACAAACATCCTCTGATTGAGGTATCTGTACTGAAGCAAACGTTTCGCCTTTATCATTCATCCAATATATTACTACATAAACAATTTTACCGTCTTTTCTGCCGTTCTCCCTACCATTACTCATGTTGATAGGTGTAAAACCTTTATGTTCAGCCCAACGTTCTATTTCTGACCATTTAGCACATACAGCAGGTACTTGATCCCAATAGAAGTTGTACTTTTTAACATCTAAATCTTTCTCTTCAGCAAACAAAATAGTTGTAAAAAGAGTTAAGATTAAAATTAATTTTTTCATTGCGTCCTTTAGTAGGTCGCAAGTGATAATTATTAACTTTTGACCTTACTTTCGTTTTGTAATTTATAATATTTATAAAACTCTTCTATACTTTTGACTAATTCTTTTTCATACTCAGACCTGTCTTTAACGAATGGAACCATTGAACCATCTTCGCCTGCTATAAGTATGACAATTTGTTCTATCTTATTACCAAAAATTTCTTCATACATCATAGAATAAGCAGTAGTCTGTAAAAAGTAGTTTTCAATCCAACTTTCGTTTCGTTCTTTATTTGCTGTTTTAAAATCTATTACTGACAACTTGCCATTGTATTCAGCAATACAATCTACTTGACCTGCGATTGTTAGTTTATTACTAAACATTACAGTTTCTAAACAATGTATATTGTTGATTTGATCGAGGTAAGGTTTCATTAACTTAAACATACCTAATGGTAACACGTCTCTAATAGATGGTGTTTCGTTTTTTAGATATTGTTCAACTAAAGTATGAGTAGCTTTACCTCTACGAGCTGCTCTACCCATTTCCCAATCTGCTACTTTATCAGTAACGTTTTTTCGCCACTGTTTTAGTGATTCTGCTTTTCTGATTGATAGTACCGAAGTTACAGACGGATAGTTTTTACCGTTAATATCGTAAAATCTAAAACCATCTACTCTTTTGCCTTTGACTTGTGGTATCTTTGATTCGTCTAATTGTATAAAATTAAATTTCTTTGTCATATTTTATTCACCTTCATATTAAACATATAATATATCATTATATAGACCAAAAGTCAAGGCTAGATTGACCTATAATCCATCATGTGATCTCTTAACTTGTCAGGATCACGTCTATTTAAATCTCTAACTTGCTTTCAGTTAGGATCGTATGTGGCATATTTTGTTTTGCCAGCCTCGTCTCTATAAGCACGTAAGATTTGTTTTCTATTATCTTCGTTCTTATAAGAACAATGAATCCAACCGCTATTTGGCTCACCGTCTTTGTAGTATTCTAAGATGAGTTGGTCAAATTCAGTATTTTCAGATATCCACTTTGCTAGTTCATTATTGGGTACACCAAAAATTTCAAAGTCCGCCGCTTCCCCCTTGGCGTGCTGAGAATTGATTGATGATCCTATTGCTACACATAACTCTGGACTTCTATATCCACTTGATATAGTTACAGGTTTGCCATAATGATCTCTAACTTTTTGTAGAACATTCTCACATAAAGCTTTTAAACAATTCATTTGATCTTCGTTAGGATTGTTATTAATACCTTTACGTTCTGCTGTTTGACTAGCTGTTAGTTCTTTTAAACTAAAGTTATTACTTAGTTTCATATTATCCCCTTGTAAGTTTTAGTATTCTTTCTATTTGCCCTTTGATAATTGGTCCTCTGTTTGGCCAATGTATATAAGGTTCATCACTTTTAGAAAGGTTGTATAAAAAAGGTAGTATTACCTTTTCAAGTTCTTTAAATCTTTTTTGAACATCAGCACTCGCAACTTCTTTGCTGATTGATTCTTTTTCATTTACTATCTCAAAAATTTCATTCATCATTGATTTTATATCTTTGACATCTGATTTTACTTTAGATAGTTCTAAACTTTGACCTTCAACTAATTTAGGATCAACTGACGGTTTACTCTCGTCTTCAGGTTTTTTAGTGACAGGCGTAAAACCATAATCCTGATTAAGGTCAAAATCACGCATATAATCTGGTATATTGTTTGCCATTACTTTAATCCTTTTTTTCTTCTACTATGTTTTGCTAATACTTGTTTTGTTTTGATTTCTTTTGTACTTTTTTTACCATAACGGTCTGCTAGGGCACTATTAGGGTGTGCCTCTGCTATTCTACTGAGATTGTCTTTCCATCCGCCATCTTGTTTAATACCTGTACCACTTACAATATTTAGTCCTTTGATTACCTGTGTTATGTGTTTATTCTTCTTTAAATACACTTCCATTTCAGATATAGACATCATATCGTCATATTCTTTTTTAGTTCTTTTATTGTAAAATGTGTATATCGGCATTATAATTTTAACAAAGATTCTAACTTATCTTCGGCAGACGCTAAATGTTCTAACTTTTTTTCTGCTGTAACAACATAATCTATATGTTCAGCAACACCAATAGGTTTATCTAAAAAAGTTCTTAAATCTGCTTTTGCTACTTCTATATCACCTTCTAATTTTTTAATTAATGCTTCTTTAATCATCTTCTTCCTCTTCTAGTTTTAATAATATTTGTTCTTCTTTAAAACCTTCCATTAATAATTCATGTAAGGTCTTTTCTTTTTCTCTTAAACCATCCCATAATATTTTCTTTTCGTCAAAGGTAAATGGTCGTATCATATTTAGTCCTTCTTCACGTCTCTCTTTTGTTTGTCTCTTACTCTCTTCTAAAGACAACTTTTCTATCTCTTCATATTCCATAATGTATCCTAATTATAATTTATATTAATATTAAATCTAGCTTTAGCGTTTGTTGTACTTGTACTGTTATGTGGTTTTTGTGCGTCAAATATAACTGCTCTATTTGCTACTGAGTTAACAACACCTTTTTCTAATCGTGTAAAGCCATCACAAGTATTAAAAGATAACACACAACCATTATTATCATAATTATAATCAGTGTGTGGTAAATGTTCTTCTAATTTTTCAGTTCTAGTATATAAGTTAAGTTTCATTCTTATTAAATTTTTAGGTTTTAATATATCTAAAATAGGTGTGAATTTATTGTAGTAAGGACTATTTTGTTTTTCGTCATCATATAAAATATGTGTAAAATAAAACTTATCATCTTCACTATCTTCCTTTTCTATATCACTTTGAAAGTGCCAAGGAAAGTTATCACCCATAACATTTTTTTGTAGTTCATCAAATATGTTTTGTGATAAAAAATTATCTATTATCTTCAAGTTCTATACCTTTTTTGTACCACTCAGGCATAACAGCATTAGGTTTATCCCACTTAGCAAATCTTCTCTTTTCTAAGATATAATATTTTCTATATGAACCTACACTATCACCTGGTATTTTACAATGATCTGGCATAGCTGGATCAGCGTCTGTACCTATTATATTAACAGGTGCGTTCTTAGGTGGTTGTTTTAATAGTTCGCCTAGTTTTGTTATAGATGTATGGTCTTCATCTTTTTGCCATCTTAATTTATATTCTTCGTTCAGAGCAAGCATATGTTTATATAACCATATGTAATTGTAAGCAGACTTCATAACCCATTGTGTACTAGGATGTTTAGCCCAACCTGCTTTGTATATGATTGCTTCTTCATTAGAATTATCTAATCGCCATCTTTTTATTTTACGACCATTTTTAGTTTTGTCATAATACTCAGTACCGTCTAGCATTCTTTTTGCTGAACATAACATCTGAGCAGACTCTAATATCATTTTAATAATGTGTTTATCACACATCATTTTAGCTGCTGTCTTCGGGTCTTTATCTACATAAAATATATTCATTAGTGTATCGCCTTTCTAAAGTAGTTCATACATTTATATTCTTCACATAGTTTTCTAAATACCTTAAACCAATAGTCTTTTGACCAATCAGTTGTAGCATTTTTACACGTTGTTTCTGCGTTTGATATTCTTCTAATCTGTACAGGAGACAAATTAGGTAAGTCTAGTCTTTTTATATCATCAATTGTAATCATCATTCTTATAATATATCATAACCAGGTCAATAGTCAAGGCTATTTTTCCAGTTCTTTATCAACTTCTTCCCACTCTTTTTCAGTTGCTTTTTCTATAATTTTCTTATCTGATTCGCTAATGGGTGCTTGTTTTTCAATAGTCTTTTGATTGTCTGTACCTTTTACCATTAAATTAATAATAGTACCGATAGGATTAGGTTGGTATTTTTGACAACCAGACAATAATACTAAAATGAAAATAATTATTATGTTCTTCATTTGTTCTTATCGTTCCAATCAACTATTTGATTTAATTTAATCTTAATTTCGTCAGGATCTAAATCTGCTAGTTCTTTAGCACCCAACTTTTCAATAAAATTCTTGTAGTCTTTTTCTTTATCTTTTAACTTTTGATGTCTTGCTTGTAAATTCATCATTCTTTTTTGTATCTTATTACCATTTTCATCTATAACTAATTGTTTCTTCATTCGCCACTGTCTCAATGATATGTTAGCAGCGATCAATAGTAATACAGCAAGAGGATCAAATACAAAGATTAAAATTAATATTACAATTCTAACTGCCTCATCAAACATTTCTTTTGCTTGATCGCCATATATTAGTTCAGCAATATATTTGATAGGACCTACCTCTGCCTCTATCTTATTTTGTTCTAGTTCTAATAGAGATTTCTCGTTTACTAATTTAGCAATCTCATCACTCGCATTGTTGATCGCTAGTTGTAATTCGTCTCTTTCAGGTTTTTGTTTTTTACGTTCTTTTAAACCTCTAGTCACATATTCTTTATCAATATAAACTTCTAAACCTTTATCTAATAGGTCAAGTGTTTTTTGTGATCTATCAATAATCATTTGTTGAGAATTGATTTGTTTAGTTAACAATTCTATTTTAATATTATTACCTGATACAGGTTTTACTTGATCTAAATGTGCTTTAGATAGAAAACCAAATATACCCATAGATGTAATAAAGATTAATACTATGATAGCAGAAAAGAGATACGTTTTTAAAGATACAGGTACTAAGTCTGATCGCCAATTATGATACAACCAACTGGCGGCTACAAGTTTACCTATCTCTAAAGCTGTACCCATAGCAATAATAGGCATAGCGGCACCAGCAAACAGAGTTGCTAGACCAATGATAGAATAACCAGCAGCTATAACAGATATAGAAATTGCTGATAAAAATGTTAATACAATTAAGAACACTAATTATACTCTTTTCTTATTTTAGTTAATATACTTTTTATTTTTGAGAAATAGTCTTTGTCAGCAGCGTAAGCGTCAAGTGTTTCCACAAGTATGTAAGGATCGTTTATACCTTGATCTCTCAATTTTCTGTACTCGTCAAAAGCACTTCCATTGTTTAGTATATTTATGTAATTTAAAACACTATCACATTCATGTCTATAAACTTTTACACCCCACTTCTTAGGATTATTTGACGGCAACATATGTGGTTCTTTTAGATCATACGTTCTAATACCAAATAAATTTTTACCTACTTTAGCAAATCTACTATCACCCCAACCTGACTCTAAGGCAGCCTGTGCCATTAGTAATTCAATGTTGACAGGTATAATACCTTTTTCTGTAGCGTAAATATAATCTACACATTGATTTACATTATCTAAAAATTGTTGATTGTTTGTATGTTCAAAATTAGGTTTCTTAGGTATCAAATCACTTGCTCTAACTTTGCCGTCTTCAACATAGTACCAAAAACATATTGATAAAAATGCTACACTAAAGACAAACATTAATGTATTAATAACTATTTTAGATTTTTCTAGCATAGTAGTCATATCCGCCCCACTCTTTTCCTTCTTCGTCTGTAAATGATTGTAGTTTTGATTGAAAAAATGTTAAATTAGGTTTTAACTTTTCTACTTTTTGAAATATTACCTCTGCTTGTTTTTCAGTGTAATTGTCGTAAATGTCTTTCGCCCAATTACCAGTGTAATATAGTTTGTTTGTACCTGATAAGTTAGATGGTTTTGTTAGTTCACCCAACTGTATCAATGCTTCACCGACCCTTGCTTTAATATAAGGATCTAACTCTTTTACTTGTCTTCTTGCCATTATATACTCTCACTTTCATATTATATACTCAATCCGATTTGTTTCATAGGATTTCTAAAACTATAAAACGTTTCATTGTGATTACCTGTATCACCAATATTTGCCATTTGATACAGATGGATCATTTCATGCCCTAGTGTGTCCACGAAATCTTTTTTAGAAGGATAAAAAGGTAACATTTCTAAATGATATTGTCTGGCACCTTTTCTTTTCCATTCCCATATTACAACTTGTCCCCAACATGGTTTAATTCTATCTCTAATTTGTTTAATTTTGATGTCATTAAAAGGCGATAATAAGTTATCAAATACTACTTCATTAATAATATTAAAATAATATTTAATGTCAGTATAAGTTGTTTTATATTTTTTCTTCACAGATAACTCGGCTTTTAATTTAGCCTTGATCTTAGCCTGTTTTCTTCTTCTTTGCGACACGAACAACGTTTCTCCCTTAAAAATAATGGTGCGATTAAACCTGCCAAGACTAGTATTACTACTTCTCTCGGCGCTATGCTATAAGCAAAATTCAAAACTTCGTTCACATGTTCAACTAAAGTCATTCTTTACATTCTTTATTTTGAATTTCAGAATCTTTTAGTAGTTGACACTTATACTCTTCATCTATTTTTAGTCTCATTTCGGTCATTACTCCGTCTATGATACTCGGCAAATAAGCCTGTAAAATAGTTAATGCTTCTAAAGCAAACTTATGACCTAAATTATCTAGTTCAGATTTCATAAGTGCTTCAGTATCAACGTTAGTACCGTTTACCTGAGATTGTAAAATGTGTGCTATCACAGCAGCATTGTACTCACTCGTATTTGCCTTAACTGAATTTGAAAAAGCAGTTAAGCCAAACCATAAAACGGCTAATATTAATATAAGTTTTTTCATAATATAACTCTCACTTTCTATATTATTTATAATATCACATTATAAAAAATAGTCAAGCGAAAAAATGTCAGTAATAATAGGGAATATTAACTAGTAGGGGTGCGACATGTAGTACACCCCTAAATGTTCTAGTTTTGTTCTGGTCTCATAAACGAATCATTCCACCCAAATGCTTCTTTAACAGCATTCTCAGTTAATCCTTTGTAAACAAGATTTAATCTCTTGTCTTTGATATTGATTAACAAAGTTGCTTCTGAGGTATGTAAACCTTCTAGCACTTGTATGAACAAAGTTTCTTTACGAGTTTTGGTAAGTTGTCCGTCAGCACCTGTTACAAAGTGCCATAGTTTTTTACTTTCGTCTTCTAAGTAAGTGTGTTGTGTACCTAAAGGTGCCTCGTTTGCCATAAATGGCGGAGTACCTTCTGGTAAATCCCACTTGATCTTAGGATCAAAAGCGCCTTTCAATAGTGATCTTAAAGCAGGAGTATCGTACTCCTTTAAAACTTCTATCTTTTTAGGCTTATCTTTTGCGTTATTAACCTTTAGTAAGATTTCATGTACAGTAGGTCTACTTCTACTAGAAGTTTGACTTACCGCTGTCATTGCCTCTTTACTCATAAGGTTAGGGTTTCTATCAGCCATAATTATCTCCAATATATATTGTCAAAAATCGTTAATGTTTTCAATCAATGATTTCAGCTTGTTATTAATAAAGTAATTTAACAGTTGCGACCTGTCTTTTACTTTATAATTCTTAAAAGTATTTATAATGTTTTTTTCTATGTGTTCTGGTATTTCAGATAAGTCAATTAGCTTTTTATTTCTTTCATAATATTTTCTAGTTTCTGAACCTAATGGTATATTTTCTATATTAGACCACTCTGCTAATCTTTTTTTATTAATTGGTTTTTGTCTTTGATCTCTTAAAAATATATCATCATCACTTAATATATTTGGTACACCATCTGATCTATCACCTTTTATTATTTGTTCTCTTAAAAATTTTTTAGGATCTTCTTGTTCACCTATAAAACTTTTTAATATTGGACTAAATTGATATACATTATT